CCCTGTCGTGGTTCGCCTTTCCCCTCAGTCGCCGCCATATTCCAGGCGCACCGTTTATCGTCCCGCTGAATGTGGCCTTCTGCTTGAGGAGTGACCTTGGCTTTACCTTGAGGTTGCCGTATTGGTTCAACGGTTGCCCTCCCTCTACTGGCATACCAAATGACCTTCCCTTTGGTGCCTGTGTCCCTCCGAGCACTTGGTACTTCAGATACTCGCTCTGCTTCTGCCTCATCTGTATCGTTGCAATCAATCGCTGCTTCGTTGCTTTCTTTACCTCATAAGCCCGCATTGTGAATGGCGTAGGTCTATCGAGATGCTTATCCAGCGCCTTCGCCTCGTCATCCCTTACGATAAACGCAGTGTTGTTGAGCGCTACACTTGCGGCATATGGTATCTGCCTCTCCGCTATGTTGTTCAACATCTTGACCACGTTCTTCGCATCAATCTTGATCGTTATCATCGCCACCTCTCTATTGCGTAAACTGCAACACATCTACCCATATTATCGCACTTTTAGCAATAAAATGCAATGGAATGGTGGAAGACTGGGAGCAGGGCAGGCGCACACCGTCTATCCCTGCCCAGAAAATCATGGCGCAGTTGGCAAAGACCGTGCCGACCAAATAACCCATCCGCCGTCACCCCATGGCGGCGGATATCTCATTTCAACACCTCTTCCGCTTCGGCAACAATCTCCTTCGCCATCCTTGCATCCATGGCATTGAGTTTGATTGTCAAATCGCCAAACAAAACCGCCATCCTCCCGCACAGGTCGGCCAGTTTTGCGTAGTCCTCGTATTTTACCCAATCTCCATCAGTGTCTACGTATTCTACCACCTCGCAGCAGTCACAGCCATCAACGTCAATGTCGTATCGCTCTACCATCTCAACCCCCTAATTCGTCAAAGTTTGCCACCGCCTAAAACAACTCGTTCTGAGTATACCTCTTCATCCATGTAGCCGCAGAATTGTGCGCCTCTATCCGCTCGGCCAATACTATCCCTCGCGTTTCATTGTTTGGCGGATTGTAGGTTGTCCACCGCGAAGAATCTTTGCAGTTTTGGGCTACGTTTGTGCTGTCACAACTCGAAAACGGAAGCCTTGTAAACACTGCCGGATCAAGCATCCTGAGACCGTGTAGTTTGCTTATCGGTCTGCCGTCCCCATCGATAATCTTATTCATCGCCTCGGCCATTCTATTCCACCATTTCTGTGTCCCTATTTTCGCATATTCTCCTGAGCTGCCGATTGCCACTCTGGGGTATCCTTCGCACAGGAAAACCAACCAGTGCAGCGGTAAATGAAGATGCCAAACAGGAACTCCAATATTGCGAGAGAATGGCCATCTTCCCATTAGTTCTTGATTTTGTTTTACGTCTCCAGCGATCACATCTGGAATGAGCGCCCAATCAAAACCAGGATGCCTGCTCCACTTCTCAACGAACCCATAGTATCCATTCCAGTCCGTTTCTTTGCCAGATCTCCACAAAGAGAACGCTCCATTGTCAAGCGCGAATGTACTTGCAACCTCAGCGGCTACGCCTATTTGTTCTGGCCTGGCAAAACTCACAAAAGCGTGCCTGTTCTTCCACACCTTCGCCGCCGCCTGTTCTGGCCATATGGGGCCGCCGTGATAATGGATCATCGTTTTTTCTCAATCCAGAAATCGAAAGATAGAATATCCCTGATCCTCTGTGCCGGGCTTGCCAGCAATCGGCGCATTAGGTCTTCAAGATCGATGCACATCGATATGCCAATAATTATTTTCATCTCAACCTTTGTTGCGAATTGCGTAAATTTGAAAGGATTTGCCACCGCCACGCGTCGATTGCATGGCGGCGCGTACCTTTTTTATCATTTGCCTCTGTAAATCGAACCTGTGCCATCATCGCACTTTTTCCACTCGAACGTCATCGACTCGGCAACCGGCGTATCGTTGCTCTGCATATCGGCGTAAATCCCCAGATACCCCGCTGCGTCACGGATGTTATCCCGCTTGTGCTGGTGCGATTCGCGGGCGATCTTAAAGAGGGCCATCATCATCGCAACGTCTTCCTTGTCGAAAAAATCAACCAGCTCGTAATCGTTCAGGCTAAAACCGTGATTTACGAGAATACGCTTTTGCATCTCTATTGTGTAGATGTTCCAGTATTTTGCTATCAGTTCGAACGAATCTTCGGGCAGTCCATACACGTCCCGTCGCTCACCGTTGATTACGTCCACTGCCTCTTCCAGTACTGATCCTCTTCTGTCGCCCATGATTTCCCCTTAAAATTTTTCGTGAAGACTGGCGTACTAGTTGATGTTCATCTCCTGTAACTATCCCAATCCATGGCAAATATGACCCCTCCCCCCTCTTTCATCCGATCTATCACCCGCTCACCGATATATATCGCCGTTTCCTGCATGGTCAGGTTGGTAATGATGATGGTCGGCATCATGTTTTCATAGCGCCGGTTGATGATGTCGAAAAATATCCGTTTCTCGCTATCTGTCTGGACCTGCACCCCAACCTCATCAATCACAAGGAGGTCTATCAACGAGTATGCCGTTATCACCTGATAGTCGTAGTATTCTGAATCCTTGTTATATGTCGCCTTCACAGAGCTTGTCATTGCCGACGCCTGGATAAGTGCAGCCGGTATTTTCCTATTCCTCAGTTCGTTCACAATGCTCCATGCGATATGCGTCTTCCCGGTCCCAGGCTTCCCGGCCATGATCATCCCTGTGCCGTTCAGTTTTACCTTGTCAAACTCTTTTATGTATCTGGCGGCGAGTTTCTTTAGTTCCTGCTGGCTCTTTGATTTTGCCTCGTATGAATCTATCGTCTTGCCCGCGAACCGTCTTGGGACTTCAGGGAAACTGATAGGCCCACCGAAAAGCCCTCCGTCTTTGATCAATGAGTAAAACCGCTTGGTCTCATTGGCCCTGTGTTCATCGTCCTCACGTTTCTTGTTGGCCGCCTGAACGCACTTCGAGCATTGCCAGAAGCAAATCTCTCCATCCCTGTTGTCGATCAGTGTCCCGTGCTCGCATTGCTGCTTAGGCCACGGATCATCTGAGGAATGCTGGAAGTGACTCGGGACTAGTTGCGCCTGACTGATAATCTCGTTTATCGAATCCATTATGGGTATCCTTTTTTTCTGGTTTTCCGTTGCTATATCCGTTCTTTTCCCATGTCCTAACCGCAGCTTTCCAGTCCTTCATCTTTGCCTTTCCAACAACCCACCCGTTTGACGTGTAGTGATCGTGCCATCTTTGAGGATCAACCGAGTTACATCTCTCTTGGCAATAGGCCGATACTTGGTCAATGGTCGGTGGAGAAAAAACAGCATGTTTTTCCCCCAACGCTTTTAATTCCATTGGGGAAGGAGCAGGAGCAGGAGAAGGGGCAGGGCTTAACCCGGCGTTAACGGTCGTTAACGGTTCGTTGTTTTTCGTTTGTTGCTGTGTAAGTTCCCGAAACTCTTCACTTGTTATTTCAGTCTTTCCGTTGTCTTTCAGCTTTTTATAGATCTCAGGGTGCGTTTTTGCCATCCTGTTGAACCGTGACGCATTGCTTCTTGCCTCTGCTCCAGCCGCCCAAGGGTTATGATCGTCCCAATCGTGCAACGAGTATGTAACGGCGTTGTTTTCCGTTAACGGCCCGTTAACGTCTATCCAACGAAGCGTTAAGCACTCCTTGACGAACTCGCCCGGCTCGCCTGTCCACCTTGATGCGATCTCGATATCTTCCTCATCCATCCCTTCAAGGTTGCCGCATGGTTTGTTTGCCCTGCACCATAGCCACAGGGCTATAAGGCTCTTTATCCCTTGCACTCCGAGACGCCTTTCGAGTTTAACAGTCTTTGGATGATCCAAGAAACCAACATCAATGCGGATATCAATACTCATCCCTTAATTTTCCTCCAACATATGCCGCAGAAATATTTTAAAGCGTCATCGGCATTTCTATGTATCCTTGTTGCTGCTATTGTCTCTTGCTCATTGTTTCACCGCCAAAACTAAAAAAGCCCCTTCAGAGCAACCGTCATCGCTAAACCCTACCAAGGAAAGGCGACAATCAATTACTCTAAAGGGGCTTTCAATTTTCATTCTTTATCCTTGGTAGGGATTAACT